CTGCTTCAACCCGCCAGAATCCATTAGCATAAACTAGGTGGGGTGGGGTCGCTGCATCAAACTGAATAGGACCAAACGGGCAGATGGCATCTCCCTGGGATTGCCTCTCAATGATGAGGTACTTGTTAGCACCAAAGCTGTTGTTCATTTCGTTCGACATTTCATCACTCCTGCTCATACGATGTAGTTTTCTATGTAAGTAATCAAGCGCATTCTTATATAATATATTCTCAAAGATTCGCTATCAGCGTTAAATGGATCGGGCCAGACTCTATCCATGAATTTACCGGGGTTATATTCGATTCCCCGACTCGTCATGTATTGCCTGAATTGTGTCGATCTCAACCGGGTAACGATGTAATCTTTGAAGAGCATGGCCTTTCTCTTTTCCCCGGTGGTTGCCTTGCTGTCGCAGGTATATCCTAGCCTGAGAATCAGAAGGAGTACCGATCTCCTGATGGTATCCCCTCCCTCACATGGCTGGGGATCTTCCTCATATTTGATCGAGATAAACATTTTCTTATTTTTGATATCGAGGTCCTCATTTTCCTCTGTATATACATTATTCACCAGATCGCTATAATCACCAACCGCCAGGGTATTAAGATAGGCAATCAGGTGCTCAAGGACCTCTATTATCGTAACGTTGATCATCTTAATCGTACCCTCATTTTATCTGCCATGGTTTCCAGATCGGACAGCAATTTAGTAACATTCCTCGTTATGATCAGCCGGGGAGGTTGAATCCCTCTCACCCAGGGGGTGAATATCTCTTTCCCATCTATGAAGAAATGGAGGACCTTTGCCTTAACAGGACCATGGGCTTGAGTGCCATACTCGATATAGATCACCGCCATATGGGTAACCACTAATCGAATTGATCCCGCCCATTTTCCTTTTTGCTGAACGTGAATGTTAATATTATTATTTGCGATCACTCCCTTGCCTGGGAACTCTGATCGAATATCATTAATGAATTGTACCATGCGCTGAGATGTCCACTCCATCCATCGATCATATGACTCATCTCTTCTCCTGAGTAATCTTTTCTTGACCTTCTCTATATCTCGTGTGGCATATTTGAACTTGAACATGTTAATTACCGATATACTGCTGCTTCCTTATTATCAGCACCCAATAGGGATTTTCAGAGGTGATCGCAAATGGTGATCTGATCTCAATCGCCCGATATAACCAATCGTCGATTTCTACTTGAATGTTGGGCCGGTTGTTATCATTGAAATATTGATTTGTAAGGTAATTTGTCCCGCCTGATTCCAATTCCCATAGGATCAATCGAAGATCGCTTGCCTCGATTCTCCCCTCTGATCTCCATACCTCTCGTTTGGTCACAGGAGAGGGGATTACATCTGCTGTGATCTCCAGGCGGTCCTTGGTGGGTTCTCCTATGGCTGACACTACCCCGGTGTCAGTGATCAATACAATGGTTACAGAAGCATTCTTATAAAATTGCTTGATGATCTCAAGCCGATCTTTGATCACGCCAGACGGTTCCAATGATCAACCCCCCATTAATTTGTAAAGATAGGGGGATAAGAAGACAAGTACTGCGAGGCCTCCTGTAACTCGCAAAAACCATTTCTCCACCACTCTCAATCGATTCTCATGATCCCCGATCTGAGTACAGTGGTTATGAACTTTCATATAGAGCATGATCATGAGGTCCCGATCATCTCTACTTTTAAGGGCGCTCCGGATGTTCTTAGGAATCGGCTTAGGGTTGGTTAATTCCTCCTCTATGCTCAGCGATTGAGCATATCTCCCTTTCTTCTTTCCGAACATGATCATCACGGATACCATACGCTTGTATCGGGGAAATTCTCCTCCATGATACCCCAGGGGTCTTCTCCGAACCGGGTCTGAGGAATTACACTCACCCGGGGCCTCAAGATGCCAAGAAGTTCATCCCTCTCCTTTGTGAGAGAGATCACCGTTTCTTTTAACACATCCGGGATCCTGCTCATATCAATGTTAAGATCGGTTGCATTGAATGAGAATCCCGAAGCTGCCATTTGAGCTCGAATATTCGTCCTCAGTAGTCGCAGGGCTGCTTCGTTGATCACCAGGTGGTCAAAAAGAGTGGCGTAGGTGTTTCTTGTACCCTCATCGATCATTGCCTCGCAATGGGCTTGAGCAAGGGCAAGAACCTGGGTTATTGTTGTGGTCTTAATCTCAAAAATTCTAAAAAATAAATATCCATCTGCTCCAGCATTAGCATCAGGTTGATTTAGCCTGGTGAGAACATCTGTAACAGCTATTACCATCAATCTTCCCCCAATTATTTTCCAGAAAATAAAAGAAAAGTGGGACCCCTCGGCCCCACTCTCACAAGGTTCTAGAAATCGAGATTCTTAGGACGAGAAAGCGGCATACTCGAGCTTGGCCATACCCTCCCCGTAGGCGACCACGGGGCAGTATTCCCAAAGTGAGTAGATGTCTATCGCGTCGTTTTCCTCTCTCTTCTTGGGATAGGTTTCCAGTTTCCTGGATTCCACGAAGAACAGGACCGGGGTATACTGCTTGGTATACATCGAGGTCGGATCAGTGGCGATCATGTAAGCAACGCCAACAGGTACCAGTTCGGACGTAATGACCTGGCATCCGGAGACGCGGCCAGAAAATCCATTTTGGTACTTGCTTTCGCCGTACATGTTGGCACTGTTGTAGTGGGGCAATCTCTCGATATGCTCCATGCCAACAGCGTTCACCATCAGAACTCCCTTTCCACCGCCCACATCCTTGTAGTTCTGTCGCAGAATCCTCTTTGCCGTCAGGATATCATACTGACCTATCGTGTTGGGGATGGTCAGCACCCAGGTGAGATTGTTCGCGCCCGGCATCAGGCTGGAACCTGTGCAGGCTACGACATTGGCAGCTGGTATCCCGGCGCCAATCACCAGGGAGATATCGGTGTTCACGGTGTTGTGCATGACCAAACCCTGTTTGTGCAACAGATGTTCGACCATGGGAAACTGCTGATATCTGATCATCTCAGAGGTCACCCTGTGGCCCCGTCCGATCTTGTATGCTTTCACTTCTTTCCCTGCGACGGGAGCGTACATGAGGGGGATTTCCTCACCTTCGCCAAGCCTCTTGGCTACCGCGGTATGAGAACCTTCCTCGATAGGCAGAACGACCCTGGGATTTTCATACGATGGCCAGAAATCACAGAGGCTCCTCCAGTCATATCCGTCGAGAGGGGTCTCCACTATCCTCTTGCTGAGGGAGGGGTAGTGAAGGCCGGACAATGCCTGGGTATTCATTTGGGAGTCTACTCCCGGTGCGTTTGGTTGCGTCATAATAATTTCCTCCTTAGCTCAGTCTCGAAGACTGGTTACCGCCCTCCAGTGATCACGAACTCGATCATCTCATTTGCCAAGGTACAAGACCCTGACGCCTGCCCAATGACCGCTCCCGCTGGATCGACTCCAAATACCCACGTTCTTACTGTTCCAAGAGCAGCGCAGCAGAGATAATCATCGGGATCGATGGCTGCATTTGAAACTCCCCGAACTGGTCCCTGGATCGTATACGTCAGCGAAGTATCGTAGTCCCAGGTCAGATCGGCTTTTCTCCGCTGCGACACGGTCAGTATACCTCGCCAGTGCAGGGTTGCATCTGTAGCGAGTTTGATCTTCTGGTTGTTCGTATCGCCCATCTCTACCATTCTATTGGAAAGTAAACCTTCAACATCGTCGTCAGGAAGACGTCCCGTATGCCGGTTGTTCGGTAAACAGTCGGTGGGACCCCAGTTGTTGTTAGGTCCCTCCCACGTGTAGTTTGTCGTGATTGCTTGAACCAGGGAAAGAATCACGACCACCAGGAAACCAAGGATAATTACTACAGGTGCGGTAATCATCGATTAGCCCTCCAGGCGATACCCAGGTGGAAGCCACTTTCGTGGGTCGTAACTGTAGGGATCGCTCGCCACAAACCGGGTGAGTTCTCCCAGACACGCTCCAACGCTTCCATCGGCTTCTCCCGATCTCTCAGGAGGTAATACTTGCCCCCCATCTTGGGGGTTGGCAGGTTTCTGCGAAGCCTGAAACTTGTTGAGCTCCGAGTCGTCCTTTACGGGCGGTGCCGATGCCTGGGCGGGCTTCTCCTCTTCCTCTTCCTCCTTGTCCTGCGCCGATACCTTGGCACATGCCTCCTCTAGCCCCTTCTTCTTCTTCTCCAGGTTTTCGATCTCCGCTTTCAAGGCTTCCTTCTTCTCATTGAGTTTCTTCTCCTCATCATCCGCTGCCTCGTTCGGTTTCTGTCCATCTGACATAATATCAGCCTCATTATTCTGCTTGCTTGCTTCTTTGTTGTCCTCCATTGATACAGGTGGAATCTCTTGCTCGTGATGTTCAACCCAATCGTTCATCGATGCGGTGAACGTATCGAAAATCTTTGTACCAGAATATGCTCCTTTATCCACTAATCCCATATGGAAAATCTTGATACCCATTGCCAGCTCATAGGCTCCCGCACACTTGCAGGCTTCCATTTTCGGATATTTCTGTTTTCCACATGCAGAGCAGACCGAAAGGGTAGGTAATGCCGATGGTGATATATCTGTCAGGATCCCATCGTAAACCTTCTTGGCATAGTCTTCTTGGCTAATGAATCCCGAGGCAATTACAGCCTCGCCACCATCCTCAATCGCTGCCTGATTAAAAATTCCTATGACCTTGCAGGCTTTCCCATAAGAATGGTCAGCGACTATTTGCACACCCTCATTGATCTGTGCTACAACGTTTTCGAGTTCTTCCTTACCCACTCCCCATCCTCTCTTATTCTTTCCGATCTGTATGACTCGAGCCACAATAGGGAGCTTCTCCTTATTGGATTTCCATACCTCAGAGAAGGGTGGTTTTTCTGATTCGAATGACATTCCTAAATCGATCTGGGCAATCCACCTTAAAGGAGTGAGATGGGTGGGGTTATTTGATCGTAAAGATTTCCAATAATCGAATTGCGAGCCATCATCGTCCTCGTCCTCCTCGGTGTCGCCAAACGGATTTAGTCCCAGTTTTTTATAAATCGCACTTACATCTGTTTTTCCTGATGTGGAGTTTTTTGTATCTCCTTTTTTTCCTTTCTCCTTCCCTTTCTCCTCACGTTTATTGACTTTATCCATCTTAAAGTCTGGATGAGGTTTCCCATTCTTACCCAAGGGCACATGAACTCTATTTGTAGTGACCCATTCTTTTATTTCAGAATCCGGGATTTCAGCAGCTTCTTTTTTCTTCTTAACCCACTTCCCCTCTTCCTTCTTGTAGACTTTCTTAAAATTGCTCCATGCCACCGCAGCAGGATTATCAATGCCAGGTTCATCTTTCAAAGCATCGAACATCTCTGCCCAGTGGTTCGCCTGGGCAAGTGAAAGGGTAGCACCATCATGGGTTTTAACCTGGTCTGGTATAGCGCTTAAATCGTCCCACGGCATAATAGAGGCTCCTCTAATAATTGAAAATGAATGGTAGCCTCCATTGTAATGATGGATAAATGGAGCGCAGAATTATATATAATTTTGGTAACGAATTTCGGGCAAAACTAATAATACCGAAGTCGTGAATATGAGGTACGGTGACTCCATGGGGAAGCTTCTAAACCGATTAAGTTTAAGGCTCCGAGCATTGAATCCTATAGGGAAAAAGGGTAGGATGGAGAAGGGATTGCTCGAGGCCAGAGATGTAACTGATGAGATGGGAAAAGAGTATGGTTTTGTACCTGAGCAATGGTATACTAAGGAAACTTCTCCCATTGATAAAGATGCGATTCCTCCAGCATCGGGCGAGGGTTTTGTCCAATCACCTTATAGCGATATCTACATGAGGTTATGGGGAGTAGAACCTATCGGAGATATGCTGATCTATCGCAACATGGTAAGGAATCACCCTGTGATCCATGCAGCTATACAGACTCTCGTTCATTTGACGCTGCAGAAGGGATATCAATGGAATTGTGATCCCAAGGCTCCCAAAAAGGAAATCATGGAAGAGGACGTATACAAGATTTTCAATAATCTGAAATGTGATTTCGATCTTGTAATCCTACCTCAGATCGTCTTCGATCTTATTACCTATGGGTCAGCATTCGTGGAAAATCTTTTCGCAGGGCAAGTGAAAAAGAGAGATATCGCGGATATCAAGAAAGGTCATGGTATTATTTCTGAGCTCGACATTGAGGACGATGGGGAACTCATCAATTTAAAAGCCCTAGATCCTTATTACATGAGAGTGAGCCGGGATGCCTACAACAATGTGCTAGGTTTCCGGCAGATAATCGCCTATCCTCCTGTTGCCTTTGTTCCCTCGAAGATCACTCACTATCGATACCAACCCACCACGGTGAGTTACGAGAGTGCCTATGGAACATCTATCCTTCAAGCGTGTGTTAGGATATACCGATTGCTCCGGGCATGTGAGAATGATCTCTACCAATCCGGTCATTCTATTGTGAAATGCCCGGTAATCTATAAGCAACCCCGGGGAGAGCATGGAGAGAATCCCATGGGATCGATCAATTGGGCAGCCATCGAAGCTGCTGAAGCAGCTCGTAAGGTTGGTGATTCGATTCTCACTTATGGAGCAGATGCCGAACCCATGATGCCCCAGGGTTCAGTAATACAAGGAATGGTACAATTCTATGATCGTCTGCTCGAGCAGCTGATCATTGCTCTAGGAGTCCCAAAACCATTGCTGGGCATCCCCGAAGGTTCCAGCCATACAACTGCTATGACCTCATGGGATCAGCTCATCGTGAAGGTCCAGGGCATCCAGCAATTAGTTAGCTCATTCACGACCTGGGGTATTGCTATCCCTGGATTACTGAGAATGAGGGACCCCAAGGACCCCACCGGAAAAAAGAGGAAATGGACATATGAGGAAATAATGGAGAACTTGCCTACCATGAATTTTGAATACCTTTCGATTCAGGATATGAGCATAGAATCCCAGAGAGCTACCGCAGAATGGCAAGCAGGTGGAATCAGCCGGAATGAGTATCGAGAATCTATAAGGAGGCCTGCCATTGAGGATGAAACCGGGACTATGTTCATTGAGGACGTGATGGGGAACATCAAGGGAGGACCTGGAGGAGGAGCGAATGTGCCACAGTTGGACGAGGTGCAGACCGGGCGAGAGATCAGGGCATCATTCAGTGAGATGGCTACAAAGGGATTGCAGAATCCAATCATCAAGCCCAAGAAATTTAAGTGCTCCGGATGTGATTCAAAATTACTCTTCATTGGAGATAGTACGAATCTCAAATGCCCGAAATGTGCTGGTATCATGGTGGATGATATTGATGGGGAGATCATCAGCGCAAACGATCCAAGCCTGGAGTGGGACCCCTACGAGCATTGGTTCGAGGAGCAGTTAAAGAACTTCCCCGGTGCTGAAGCATGAGTATGTATGATCTCGCTTTCGAAGCTGTTAAGCTTGCTACCAAGAAGCTGAGAGTTACATCAGGGCCGGGGATCGATTCAAAGATTCTCAAAGATATCGATACTACCATGTATCGAAAAAAGAAGGTGGTGGAGTGGACTACTTCTTATGTATCCCGATTGAAATCTGTCTCTACCGGGAAAGAGCTAGCGATCAGGCGCACGATAGCTCATTCCATCCAGGCAGGGATGAGTCGTGCAGCCTTGCAGCAGCTTCTAGTCGAGAAGTTTGATCTCACTGTTGCCGTTGCTCGACGAATCGCACTGAATGAGATCAGGAGGGCATATAATTGGGCCTACAAGAAAACAGCTTATGAGTTGGGGTATCGATACGTCCAATTCCATGCTCATCCTACTGCCTGTGAAACCTGCCGTTCATTTGATGGTAGGATCTACAGCATAACATTGAGAATCATTCCTAACGAGACACATCCGAACTGCCAATGCTGGGAGACTGTGGTCGATTTCAAAAAGGTTGAGCCTAGAAAATCAGCTGCTTATTTTCTGGAAAATAATTTCTTCTGTTATGAAGGGATATCCCCACAACATGTACCAGCATCGATTATATGCTGTGCTATATAGAGACGATTTCTGCCTTGGTGATAATTCGAGCCTTGACGTTTCCATGTTTTGAATCCACTTTCATCAGGTTCTTTGCTACGTCCTGGAGGCTCTTAAAATCCTTGACATCACCGCTCTTATAGGTGACTCTGAGTCGGGTTTTCTTTCTACCCATGTGATTTAATTACACGAAGTATTATATAAAATGCTCGCGGATATTCTCAAGCGTAGGGCGTTGGATTGGCCTCCATTAATAGATGGGAGAGGCCTGCGGGTTTCCTCATCTAGCGCCCTCGTTTTTCAATAACACAAAGGCAGATGGCTTATCCCCATTGTGCTGCCATTGCGTTGGCGATGCCTTTCGGAGTTATGGACCGTTCTCGCCCATGGTCTTTCCCTAGTTTCCAGTACTTCGAATAACGAGACTTCCCCGATTTATTTTTCTTTGAATTATAATACGTATATTCGGGAGTAACGATATTGGTGGGTTCCAGAAGAGGGAGATTTTTCAGCCAGAGCCCGGTCATCTTTTCATATGCATCCCCGAATTGGTACGGATGAATATATTGATCAGCTTTCCGAATATGAGATGTGATAACTCCTTTGGGATTTTCAAGGGCAATTCTTTCTATTGGGGCGCTTAGAAGTTTCCACACGAATATCATAGCCTCATAACGTTTTTTCCATCGTTCTGGATTATTCTTGAAATGTCTATTGGCGGTTGTTGTAATATATGTGCATGGTGGAAATGCGATCATTAAATCCCAATCCTTGCCCAATAGTTCCAATACATCACCTTGGTAGTGATGTCCTTTGGCATCGCTGGGTATTAAATCGCAAGACCAAGCATCGTGCCCTTTCTTTCTGAATGCTTCCCGAACGGTTCCCGAAAACTCACACG